CGAATCAAACACGGTGGTATAGTTATTATCTGCAATGAGACCCTCTTGGAGAAGAGTTTGAAACTGTACAGACCGTTGTCCGCGATTACTGATCCTCGTTTACTGAAACCTCGTGCCTCGTTCTCGTTTCCCGTACAATGGCCGCTGGTGCAGCGTGCACTCTGGTCCTTCCTGCGGGATCCAGGAGATGCTGGTTCTCGTTCTCGTTCCCGTGACGAAGATCAACGGATAGAGGAAGCAATAGTTAGGGGCTCAGGCAGCATCACGGGTGAGGACTTGTCTGGTATCTGATTCTCGTTTATTCTCGTTCTCGGGGGCCAACTTTTCTATCATTGTTTTCCGTTGAGCCCCCTTCTGGATCCTAAGCAGCTTATACATGGCAGTCCTCGTTCTCGTTTCGGGAAAGGATTATGGTAATGGAGTGATACCATTAGCAGTCTTCCTCAGGAGATGGTAGATGGAAAATATGTGAACTTTCTTCTTGACTTTTCTCCCATCTGGTCTTATGTATATGTCGACCCTGAAGGCAATCAATCTTTTAGATTCGATCCGATTCAGAGTTATTACAGCGGGCCGTTAACGCTGGCACATTAATAAGTCGCCTATGTAACAAACGAAAGGGTGGGAACGGTCCGTTAACAACTAACAAAAGGATAACAATGAAAACACATGTAATTAAAGATGATGGTACGGTTACCGTGGTGGACGGAAAGATAGAAGATCTAAATGCAATGCAAAAGCTCGTGAAGGGGCCGATTGAAATCGTAAACGCAGCAATGCCTACAGCATCACCTGAGCTGCCAGGAGGCAAAGATCTCAAAGAGATGATAGTGAATGAAGAAGGGTTGTTCAACAACTCGTTTAAAACGAATCACAAAGCTCGAAAGATAATAGCTCAAGGATTGGGCGTGCAGCTGGACAACATACAGGACATCCGTGGTGATGTCTTCGTGACTGACGGATGGAGGATCGCGTGATTGCGTTCCTTGTACTGCTCGTGGTGATGTGGCCTAATCTTATGCTGCCCCTGCTGGGGATCCTGGTGCTGACGGGCACACACTTGTGGTGAAGCTCTCGCTCGTTCTCGTCAGGACAGGATTAAGTTTAGAATTATTCTAAAGTAGATCTCTACGTCCCCTGTGCAGCACAGTCCGTGAATTTTTCTTTTGACTTATCGGTGGGATATGATAAGACAAGGAAGATAACAAAGGAGAATAATATGGGACTAGACCAATACGGACAAATAAGAAATAAGAAGATAGACTTTAAAAAAGTTTATTCAAATGAGTACGAACCAACAAAGCACGGTTTCGTTTGGAGAAAGCACGCAAGACTTCAGACGTTTATGTCAGAAAAGTTCGCTGAACTTAACCCACAAGCTGACGCAATGAATGGAGATGACGAACTTGTTTTAACTAAAGAAATAGTTATGGAACTTCGGAAAGAAATCGACAACGATTTTAGAAACTCGTTTTGTAGCGGTGGCTTTTTTTGGGGACACCAATTTCAAGAGGAAGCCGTCAAAGAATATTCCAAACAAGATAGTCAGTTCTGCGATTGGGCTTTGGCGCAAATGGAAAGAGGCGAGACTGTCGTTTATACTTGCTCGTGGTAATGGTTAGTATATTTTTATATAGTTCCCCCTTGTGGGTTATCTACATCTTGATGTTGTTTGATGTAGTAAGTTTGAACTTTGTTTTTAGTTTGTTCTAGTTTTGTCTGTGGACGACCCATTATGAACACAACCCAAAATGGACACAAATATAGATTGATGTTTATGTGGGATATGATAAGACAGGCTATTACTAACACTAACAAAGGAAAACAATGAGTAATGCAATAAGAAAGCTAAAGGCAGATGAGAAAAAAGTCATCTTGGCTTATGCTTCAATTAAACTGCAAGCAAATCGTTTATCTAAAGAGTTAGATACAATGAAACAAAACGTGGTTGATGTGTTTGAAAGAACCAAACAAAATCTAGTTATTGTTCAAGATGCGAATGGTTGTAGTTTTGGAGTGCAGAAAATCAAACGTAAAAGAAAGAAGTTTGAAACTGCTAACTTTAAAATAAAACATAATGATTTATTCAATCAGTTCTGTACTGAAATTGAATACAATGAGTTCAAAGCTATTGGGGATAGTAATGACAAATAGTTTGATGAACATATCTAAAGTATTAGCCGAGCAATCGGCTAATACTAATTTAACTGAAAATGCTAAACTAGACCCAACAGCAATCAGTAAGTTAAATTATGAAGTTATGTATAAAATGTTAGAGGGCGAAGTTGAAAAGTTAATTATTGAGAATACTGGTAACCCTTTAATAGATGACTTTAAACAAAAGATAGTGCAGAAGTTTAGTTATCTAATACATAAACTCAACAGTTAAGACACACAACCAATAGCGTCTAATCGGTAGCCCGTAAGGGCTATCGGTGTATCTATATAGAAGGCTCAACAAAACCAACAACCTCTAACCTGCATCTCTAAAAATTTTGCCACGTTCTGGCAGAAGGTACTTGTGCCAGCGTGTTGTTTATAGCAAGTCGAATAGAAGTAGTGTATGCTGAAACGGTATGGTATAAAGGGACCCAAGAAAACAAAAATTTGAGATGAGCACATTAGATCAATTAACAGATGATGAATTAAGAACCTTAATTCTTAAGAAGCAGATCGAATATATAAAACTATGTCAGGACAACTTTTTATTATTTGTTAAAGCTATGTGGCCTGATTTTATATGCAGGCAAACAGAGGACCCAGAAAACTGGGGGCACCATCAAATTATAGCAAATGAGTTTCAAGATATTGCTTCAAAAGAATCTAAACGTCTTATTGTGAATATGCCACCAAGGCATACTAAATCAGAGTTTGCATCATATTTATTTCCTGCTTGGATGATAGGTAAGAATCCTAAAATGAAACTCATGCAAGTATCACACAATGCTGAACTTGCTTCGCGGTTCGGTAGCAAAGTTAGAAACTTAATGGAGACCGAAGACTACAAAAGTATCTTCGGAGATGTTAGTCTTAGAGAAGATAGTAAGGCTAAAGGCCGTTGGGAGACCAATCATGGTGGAGAATATTTTGCAGCGGGGGTAGGCGGTTCAATCACAGGACGAGGGGCGGACTTACTTATTATCGATGACCCACACACTGAACAAGACTCAATGTCTGATTCTGCAATGGAACGTGCTTATGAATGGTATTCATCAGGCCCACGTCAACGTTTACAACCAGGAGGCTCAATCGTTGTTGTGATGACAAGATGGGCAACTGATGATTTAACAGGAAGACTCATAAAATCACAATCTGAACCTAAAGCTGATACGTGGCGCGTTATAAATTTTCCAGCAATACTTCCTTCAGGTAATCCTGTATGGCCTGAATACTGGCCCATAGAAGAATTAGAAAAAGTTAAAGCATCGGTGACAACGAAAAACTGGAACGCACAATACATGCAGGACCCAACGTCAGAGGAAGGTGCAATCATTAAAAGAGATTGGTGGCAACCGTGGAACGAAGAACGGATACCTGTTCTTAAACATGTAATACAAAGTTATGACACAGCTTACTCTAAAAAAGAAACTGCGGATTACTCAGCCATTACAACATGGGGAATATTTCAACCAGCAGAGGGTTATGAAGATTGTATTATTTTATTAGATGCTATTAAAGGAAGGTTCGATTTTCCAGATCTTAAGAATTTAGCCCTAGAGCAATATCAATACTGGCAACCTGAAACAACTATTATTGAAGCTAAAGCTTCAGGGCAACCTTTGATTCATGAACTTAGAAGATCAGGTATACCTGTTATAGATTATGTGCCTGCAAGAGGTAGAGATAAACACACTAGAATTAACTCTGTTGCACCTGTATTTGAGTCAGGTATGGTATATGCCCCTACAGATGAGAAATTTGCACAAGATGTTATCGAAGAAGTAGCTGCTTTTCCTCATGGACAATTCGATGACTATGTTGACTCTATGACCCAAGCAGTGATAAGATTCAGGGAAGGTGGATTTGTTACAACATATTCTGATGCAATGGACGAACCTAATTTTAAGATTGAAAAAGATTATAGATATTATGGATAGGAGTTAAAAATGCCAATAGTAGTAAGACCAATTGTTCCTAGAGATCGTACAAGAAAAAAACTTGGGAGAAGAGGTCCACCTAAACCAACTAAATTGGGTAAAATAGAACAAAGACCACCAATGACTATTGGTCAAAGAGAAAGATTAAGAGCAATATCAAGAGAGCGTAATAAAAACAAAAACCCTGACGGTAGTGATATGACTATTCAACAAAGATCTAGAAATATGAGATTAAGAGATTTAGGTATGTTAACAGGTGGCCAAATTAAAATTGCAAAGAAAGCCCCACCATTTGATAAAATTAATGAAAAAGATTTTGCAGTGCTTAGAGCTGAAAAAGCTAAAGGCAGAGGACAAGGTTTACAAGACGAGAAAATGAAACCAGGCAAAGTTATGAAAGCTGATAAGGGTGGTATGGGTGAAGCTACTAAATACAAAAAATATTTAAAAGGTTTAAAAGAAGTTACTAATAAATCCAAACTACAAAATATGAAAAAAAATTTTTTTAAATCAGTTGGAGTTTTTCCTGGAGTGAAAAAAATGAATACTGGTAAAAACAAAGAAATAACTAAAAAATTTTTAAAATCTTTAAACCCAGCAGATACCTCATCTTTTATACAAAGAAGAATGAAATTAGGTGGTGCTAGAGCGTTGGAAGCAGCCAAAGCTACAAGAATAGGTAAGATCGCAGCTGGTGTTGCAGGAGCAGCATTACTTGGTAAAGCAGCGTTAGAAAAAATGTATGAGAAAAGAACTGGTAAAAAACCTTTTACAAAAAGACCTGCTAAAAAAATGGGTGGTGGCATGATGATGCAAAGACCTATGGGTTATGACAAAGGTGGAGTCGGAAAAACAGTGAAAGCTTACGCTTTAGCTGAAGCTAAAAAAGATAAAGACAGACTTACTGAAAGAGATATATCTACTGCGAAAAAAATAGTATCTAAAAAAATGGGTGGCGGATTAACTGAAGCTACACAAAGATTAAAAGCTCAAGGTAAAATGGGCGGTGGCATGATGATGAGACCAAACCCAGTTGGTATGAAATCAGGTAAGTCTGTAAAAGTTAAATGCAAACTTGGTAGAAACAAACCTACTAAAATGTACTAGGAGGGTTCATGGCCCTCAAGGAACTTTTCAAACGGGGAATATCTTCACTTCTCAAAAAGAAAAAAACTGACCCCGTATCAGGAGAGTCTCAAAAATTAATTACTTACACACCCGAAGCAAAAACTCAAACAGCAAAGCAATTAGCAAAACAAGACGCACAACTTCCTGTGAAAGTAGATCGTAAGATTACAGATGATCTATTGATGGGTGAAACAAGACAACCTGCTTTTGGTTCATCAACTTATGATTGGGTCATGAGAAAAGGACCAGGTAAATATTCTGCAGATGAATGGATTGATCATTTAACTTCTACAAGAAAAGTTAATTATAAAGTTTTTGGTAAACCTACAACAAGAATAGAAAGAGGACCCAAAAGATTCACTTATGACAAAGGATCTAGGTTTGCTGGTAAAGAAGCCACTATCAATAAGGAAGAACTTTTTGACACTAACCTTGCAACCTTTGATGACTTTGGAAACATTACTGGTGGACTCATAGGTGCAGCTAAACGATTCGGTTTAAAATTATCAGCACAAGACATTGGTAACATGATTAAGATGAATCCCGTTAATAGATTAAAACCAGTTGAGTTTGGTGGTGTGTTTAATTCACCAAAAGTAGATACCATTTTAAAAGGGTTATCTAGTAAGATTGATGATCTAGCAAAAACTAATCAGCAGATACTAGTGTTTCCAGACTTAAAAAGAAGTTTAGATGGATTGAAAAGAGCAATACAATCAGGTGATCAAAATAGTATTAAAAATATATCCAATAATTTGAGAGCAGAATTACTAGACTTAAAAAAATCGTCTACAATTACACAAAATGCTAGAGCACAAATAAATGGAGTGTTAGGAGGCGTGGATGAATTAGTCAGAATATCTAAAGGCGGTGGTAATGTAAGACCTGTTAAATATCAAAACGAAACTAGCTATACCTTTCAAGGTGGTAATAATTATAGAGAAACAGTTTTTGTTCTTGATGAACCTATAATAGGTAATAGAGAAGCCATGAAAAACTTGGGTCATTACGAAGGTCTTAAAAATAATTTATTTCATGTGAGATACGACACAAGAATAACTCCTGATGGAAAAAAAGCTATGGTCATTCATGAAATACAATCCGATGCTAATCAAAGTATCGCTAAACAACTTACGGCCAAGGAAGCTTTTAAAGGAGAAAGAAGAATTAATCCTTTTCAAAAAGACATTGAATTAGATTTACTTGTAAATTCTAGAACAAAACTATTACGAGATATGGATGATGCCATAGCTAAAAATCAATTTAATAAATCTAGAACAATATCTGATGATTTAAAAAATATAAATAAACAAATAAATAATACATTTAGAGAAGGGCGATATGTAGAAGGCTCTAGAGATAAATTAGATTATTTTCCTTTGTTAGATGCTGATGCTTATGGAGATTATGCACTTAAATTTTTAATGAACAAAGCGGCTAAAGAGAAGTTTGATTATGTTGCTGTCATGCCTTTTAATAAATTACATTTTAGACAAGGTTATAAAGCGGGTAATGAGAGATTCTACGGTTATGCAAATGGTAAAGGTATAGATAAAAAAGGCCAAGCTGTGATGCCTCAATTAATGAAGAAAGCTGCAAAGTTTAATGATTCTAAAGCTGGCACTATAAAATTATCATTATCTGATCCTAAGAAACCATATAAAGAAGTTATGAAAGATAATTTTACTTATCCTGAAACTAAAGGTGGTAAAAAAATTATAAGTGAATATCATGAAACAGCATCTAATGCTCCTATGAAAGGATATAAACTTATACAAGAAAATGATCCAAGGTTGTATTTTGATGCTTTTGCTATTGAAGTTAAACCTAATATGGCGTACACACAGAAGCTATATAAGTCTGAAGGTGGCTTAGTAGTGGATATCTTTAAAACCTTATGATAAATTAAACTATGGCTGTAGAAAAGGGAATTACCGAAAACATCGAAGAAGAAACTAAAGTTGAAGAGATTCAGGAACAACCTGAAGGTCTTCCACCAGATATTCAAATTGAAGGTCAGGAAACTGTTGAGGAAGATCCAGTAGACGATTTTAATGCAAATTTAGCAGAAGACATGGATGAAAGAACTCTTAAGCGATTAGGCATGGAGTTAATCACTGAATACAGAAAAGATAAAGAATCTAGAAAAGAATGGGAAGAAGGGTACACAAAAGGTTTAGATCTTTTAGGTGTTAAATACAACGAGCAAACAAGACCTTTTAAAGGAGCTTCAGGTGTCACCCATCCGTTGTTAAGTGAGAGTGCTACGACCTTCCAAGCATCTGCTTATAAAGAATTACTACCTAGTGACGGCCCAGTAAGAACACAAGTTCTTGGTATACGTACACCGAACACCGAACAACAAGCAGATCGTGTGAAAGAATATATGAATTATCTTCTTATGGAGAAGATGGAAGATTACACAACTGATATGGATCAAATGTTATACTATCTTCCATTATCAGGATCGACATTTAAAAAAATTTACTTTGATGAATTTTTACAAAGACCCGTCTCAAAATTTGTACCTGCAGAGGATTTAGTTGTTCCATACTATGCATCAGATTTAAAAGATGCAGGACGAATAACACACGTTATAAAAATGAGCGAGAATGATGTTAATAAAAAAATGGCAGCAGGTTTTTATAGAGATGTAGATTTACCTCAGCCAAGATCAGAGACATCAGATTTAGAACAAAAGATTGATGAACTAGATGGAGTTAAACCTGGCTTCACTGATTACATACATACCGTTTTAGAAATGCACGTTGATTTAAATTTAGATGATTACGAAAATTTTGATAACAGAACAAAAAAAGCGATTAAGATTCCTTATATCGTAACAATTGACGAGAGCTCAGGCGAAGTTTTATCAATCTATAGAAACTATAGAGTGGATGATCCTAACTACACAAGAATAGAATACTTTGTACATTATAAATTTTTACCAGGATTAGGTTTTTACGGCTTCGGTCTAATACATACAATAGGTGGTCTATCAAGAGCAGCCACAGTTGCCTTAAGACAATTAATTGATGCGGGTACATTAAAAAATTTACCTGCAGGTTTTAAATCTAGAGGTATCAGAGTTAGAGATGACGACCAACCAATACAACCTGGAGAGTT